ATGCTCCTGAAGAAGCTACCCTCACCCTTTCTGTTGAGTTAGTCCAAAATTGCACGTTATTATTACCACCATCTACGTAAAAACGTGCTATATTTTGTGTGCTTCCTGAACTTGCAAAAAACTCCCAGGCACCAGGTACATTGGTTGATGTTGCACCGTTTTGCCTATAAGTAAAGTCTCCTCCATAAACAAATGCAGAGTTACTTGACCCGTATGCGGAAAAACTCAAAATTGCATCAGTATTTGTAGTTGCTGCAAAACTTCCTGGGGTATTTGACCTTGTGGCATTAGCAACAAAATATATTCCTGCAGTTCCGCTTGAATAACCAAAATGTCTATGAATGTATTGTGAACCTGCTTTATGAAATTCCATAGCACTATTAGCACCCACAAAAGAAGTAGTAGGCATATTAAAGCCTATTTGATTTGAACTATTAACAAGCATAGTATTAACACTACCTGCTACATCATTAATTCTAAATAATCTACTCCCCCCATTATAATCATTGCCCGCCCTCCATTGCGTAGTGCCTGCATTTTGGAAATCTATGTATGCGTTTGTTGTGCCTGTACCATTTAGTATTCCAAGGTTATTACCTGTACCTGTTGCCTTTAATACGGTTGCAACGGCACTCCCATTCACCTGCAAAGCATCTACTCCGTTGTCTGTGTTGGTGTTGATTAGGGTTGTGCCGTTAACTGATAGTTTCGCAGCGGGGGCGGTGTAACCTATACCAACATTGCTGCTTGTATCTATTCTCATTATTTCAGTCGAACCTGCCAGCCAAGTAAATCTTGCAGCACCTGTTGAAAAAGTATTTTGAAATCTTGCCTCATTCCCTACTTGACTAATTATTAATCTATTATCATTTCCTGTTGATGTTTCATAAATCTGCAACCCAACGCCTGATGGACCTCTAATATCTAACTTACTTGTAGGACTTGTTATACCAATCCCCACATTGCCCGATGGATTAATTGTCATAGCCACAGATGAAGATGAATCCACTATTGATGAATTTCCCAAAGCAGTTGATGAAGTCCATTTCGGCACTCTATTAATCGTACCACTCCCCGTAACTGTTCCACCTCCCCCACTACCTACTTTCTGCCATGTCCTCTTATACTTCACATAAAGCGAACTATCAGCCGGGCGAATCAGTATCTGTGAACTATCAGCACTCACCCCTGCAGCCGTATCCTTCGTAGGAATACCGATACCATTCACATAACGAACACGGCTACCCGTTAGCTGCCATTGTGCGGATGCGGAAAGGGATAAAAGTATTGCACAGATTGTTAAAAACTTTCTCATATTATTGAACTAAAATTATAATTTTTTCACCTGCAAAGAAAGGCACATTACTATCAACGGTCAAAGTGCCACTACCAACAGTCCACACTACACCCGTGCCTGGCAATCCGCTATACGCAATCGTTTCAAACGATGTACCACCTCTACTGCCATAAATCATTGTTTTACCTGCCCCACCCGGTATAGCTATGGAAGTTTCCCCACCGCCGGCAGTATATTGCAGCACCTGTGTAGTTGTACCTTGTATAACTATCCCCGTTGGCGTTACGGTCGTTCCTGCTAACGAATAAACCCCTGTACCCTGATAAGATACCTGGTAAGTTGCAATGTCCTTATTTGCGCCCGTAATGGTGAAGGATTGCAACCATGCTAAACCTGATACTATCACTAACCCACCTGCAGTACCATTGTCAATCACAAACTTCAATGATACCAACTCTCTGTTTAGTTGGCTATTGAGCATAAATAGGTAGGAATAGTCATCCAACACTACAAGTCCATCCGCTTGTATTGACCAAGAAGCCACATCGGGTCTTGACTGCCTGAACCAAGCACTACTGATATTGGTTGTTTCCATTGCATCCACCTCTACCGAAAAGGTGCAAGTCCTTGCGCACGCAATGAGATTATCGGTCATTGCTATAGAATTGTACCTGTAAAGGTTGAGTTTTTGTCCGGTTACTGGTGTCATAGTTAGCAGAGTTCTCCTTGAGTTAATGAATCAATACCATAAGGCACCGGTGTAGTTTTAGAGCAAATGAATTGATCTGGTGGCAAAGTTAATGCAACTTTCGGAAGTCCTTCACAGTCTGTGTACTCACCCGACCAAAAATCACCCGTATAATTATAGTACTTATAACATGGCACAGGTGGAGTTTCCTGCAATGATGAAATAAGAGTATAGGTCAATATTTCATTCCTCGTTTGGATTGCCGTACCTGACAATGTATTGTTAATGTAATCAAAAGTACATTGTCCTAAAATGAACCTGGATGAATTAACATTAATAACACCGGATGGATCCTCTACCCTGATTGTATGCAATAACCCTGCAACGTATGTACCTGTAAATAAGTTGTAATGGGTGAACTGCATATTGATATTCGCCTTTGCGTAGATGTTGTATAACTGACTGAATAGCAATGTGGCAAGGTTAGAGTAACTCCCGCTAATGCCAAAACGAGTAAATCCAGTTAAAGCATTGTCTGTTATAGATAAAAGCGATTGCAGTTGCGTTACGTTTAGTAACGGAAACTGATTACCTATAGGAGTTGTTATTTGTTTCTTATACTGATTACTTGCCGTTTGATTAAATAAAACTTGTTTAGGGCCATAAACTGACTTTGCTTTTCTTTTCACATTAGCAACAAACATATTGGATATACCAGCCGATGTCACCCTAAATTCTATTGATAAAGTTCCTGTAATTGGCGATGGATTTGTGACAATGGTTTTAGTTTCTAACGCTGTATTGTTTTTTGGTTCTTCAAAATATAGAAAACTATTGAACCATTCAGGCGCACCCGATACCAACCTCCCCCAAGCATACACGGTGGCACCGCTTGTAACGCTTATGCCTATTTCCATATCCCCCGTTGATGCAGTAATACATTGAAATTCTATTTCTAAAATATCCCCTTCACTTACAAGGCCGCATGATAGGGCAGTAAATGTTGATTGAGTACTGCCAGATGTAAACCTTGCACCATATACACCGCTTTCAGGCCCCATCGTAAAAGTACCACCACTTCCCAATGTTCTACTCCAATTCGTAGGAATACCGGAAGTAAGCAATGCCATGTTGCCATTGTCAACTGTATTTTCAGGGTACTTTAATTCTCCGGTAAGTTCAAGTGAATTGAATGACTTCTTAATTATTTTAGTTTGGCTATTTTCTACAAAGTAAAATGGTACTGACCCATTATCTTGATACGGCTGAATAGTTCTATTTATAGGTACATTCGATAATGTATCTGTAGAAGATACCCCATCTGTACGGAATACCCGAATAGTATCGGATGCCCTTTCATTTACGGAAGTTATCCACCATTCCCCACCCGATTGATAAATTTGCGCACCGTGAGCAATGCAAATATCTTCGAGTACATCATAGCAGTTCTTATAAGTATAATCGCTATTAGTCCAACGGGCAGGGAAGATGTGAGTATTGCGGATGTATGATGTAGATGTACTATGTGCCGTTGCATAGTAATTGATTGCCGAATTGATATAGTACTGCACCGGAAATTCAATGTTCTTTAAGCAATTGCGAATGATTTGCAGTAATGATTCGGAAGTATTGATATTTGCAGATGTAGGAACGTATGGTACTGATTTAAGCAATCCTAACCCATCCACGCAAATAATATCAACAAAGTTCCTGCCCGTTGTAAAAGCTATGCTAATACTATCCATCAATACATAGCCCTGCCATATAAAATAAGTGCCACCATTGGCAGAAAATCTTACATAGTACTTTTTATCGTCTGTTGAAACAAGGTCTGGGTATGGGCCTGTAAAGTCGGTAAAATCGGCTCTTATGGTGAATAGTGTAGGAAGTACGGGCTGAAAAGGATCATCACCGGAAGCAAGGCACTCTAACAAAAATGGACTATTTCCTGTGGCTACGCTATACACGGAACCTGTGTAATCATTTTCCCAAATTTCAGCATCATATGTTAACCCTGACTTGCTAATTGCAGAAAATGTATATTTCTTCCCGTATGCCATGTTAAGTTGTTAATGCTCTAAATGTATTGGTTCTACTTTGTGAAAGCCATATATCGTTACCTCTCACTACACCCTCCACCACTACTCTGTTACTACCTCCACCCATCTGCGATGCTGATGCGATAATTGACCGCATTTGGTCGGGCCGTACGATGTGTTCTGTTCCGTGTAGCATTACCGGATAGCCGGAACGGGGGCCGGATACTGTACCACCTTCTGAGAAGCCGAGCATCTTACCAAACATCTTGAAGAATCCACCGCCCCCTGCGCCCTTTGAAGTCCCACCGCTAACGGCTGATAATATCGCCTGGAATATTGCCGCCTTCGCTGCTGCGAGTGCAATATCAAGGGCTAACCGCTTAAACATATCCCCCAATGCTTGACCGATATTCTGCCCGTTCATCATAGCATTGGTAAGTCCATTCAAGCTATTCATGGCAGTATTGGTAAGGTTATTGGCTAACTCCATGTTAGCAAGTTTCTGCTTTTCTAAATCATTATTTCGCTGAAGTATGTCATTATAAGCAGTATTTCCTTGTAATGTTAGTTTAAGATTGGTTAGGTCTTTCCCCTTTTCTCTTTCCGGCATGATGGTACCTTGCCCCATCATTGCAAACTTCAAATTCTTGTATGCTTGTATCTGTCTTTCTAACTCTGCATTTTCTTCTTTTGTTCCCTGCACTACTGTTTTTCCGTCAGCAGTTTTTCTCATTGGAGCCGGTGCTTGTATAAGTCCGTATAACTTATCAAGTTCTGCCTTTGCTGCCTTTGATTCATTTACTAATGCAGTTAATTCTCTTGTGGCTTGTGCAGTTACCCCTTTTTGTCTTTGTTGCGGAGTAATTCTAACAGATGGCATACCAGGCCCGCCAGATATTGTTTCTACACCTCCCTGCCCTGCTTTTCTGTAATCTTCTTTGAGTTTGGTAAGTAATTCAGTTTGCTTTAATTCATTCTCAATTAACTTTTGCTCTAACGGCATAGCCATAGTCCGGATGGATGCTGCTTTCGCTTCCATCCGCAATGCTTCAGTTAATTTCATGTGAGCATCAGCCGCTTTGCCTACAAGTATATCTTCATCAGTATAATTTTTCAAATACGCACCATAATTGCTGCGTAACTCTTTAACTGCATTTAATCTTTGTGAAAGCGAAAGATTTGCATTGGTAGCAGATGCAAACAATGAATTTAACTCTACCTTTTCCTTTGCAAGTGATTGGGCAAAATCTTCATTTGCTTTTTTCGCATCAATCAACCCCCTCGTCCAGTTCCCAAATCCTAATTGTGCAAACTGCAATCCAGCTACAAGCGCAGAAATACCTAATCCTAATGCGCCAGCAGCGGGGAGAATATTCGTTAAGTTATTCGCAATCGCATTAAAACCATACGGCAAATCCTGAATAACACGAGAAAGGCCGGTGAAGTCCTTACCCATTGCAACCACCTTGCCACCTGTCTTATTAGCAGCAGAATCAACCTCATTAAGCGATGTAACGGTCTGCTTCATCGCTGCAATGGCTTGCTTATTATCAGCCGTGAGGACTATTT